CGTATTCTGTGTTATTTCCTTGGGCTTCGACGCTACCATCGGTAGATGATGGGCCAAACATGTAAAATGTATCTTTCAATGTCTGTGGTTGAACAACAGGTGGTGTACTTGTAGGTGTTGTTATCCATGTACCTACACACGAACCGCTTAAGACTTTGCTTGGTACCAAAGCTGACTCTGGATATTCAAATATTGTTTCGGGTTTGATTGTTGTACGCCATAGATATGAACCATCGGCTTTCGGTGCACCGCTAGTAATATAATCCGCAAGCCAGCTTATTCTACTTGAATCGGCAGTTTCAATGGTATATCCACCCAAATTATCATTCAAGTCTTTAATTGTTTCATTTAGCAACGCAATATCTTGAACGTATGTGGTAAATCCTCTTGCAAAATAATCTCTATCTGGTAATTGGGTTTCATTTTCATATATTGAGAATGAGACTGAATTCCAATAAGCAAAAGATTTTACACCATGCATTCCAATATGTCTTACTAATTCATAATAATATGCAGAGTTTCCGGGACCACCAGCCGTATATCCCATTACATTCGAATATCCCGTACCAATGTCTGCAAAACCAACAGTTGGTGCAACTCTAGTATCATTGTAAGCACAGATACCTGCATATTTTACAGAGGCGATCCAAGGTGTCATTGGAACATTTGGTGCCCCTCTTTTTGCTGATCTGACTTCTTGCATTGCTTGAGTAAAGCTTGTCCAAGGTCCTTTTGATAAAGTTACTCCTGTTGCTCCTGACACAGCCAAAACTAAGAAAGTTGGGTTTTCTGGTTTTACAAATACGTTTCCCGGAGAAACAGTTGCATCAATCTGTGTTATTTCTCCATATAAAACTGGAGATGTTGCATTTCCAACATATGAAGAATTGAATTGAGGATGACCAAATGGATCTGGTGCTCCATAAGTTGGTCCACCGTCAGATTTAAAATATGCATAATTTGATACTGTTGCATTGGGATATCTTTGTAATGTTGGATTTGCCCAAATTTCGTTATTCACAACAGTTTGATGTTGTTTAGTAATATTATTCCAAACCAAGTAGGCAACTTTGTCATTTGATTGAGAAACCGCTGGTCCTCTGATATTTGCAGCAGTAACACCATATGAATTCATAAATGAATTCCAAGAAGACAAACCACGCCATTCTTGATAATATCTTGGATCACTTACATATCCGACGGTAGCACCTGTAACACCAATAATTCCAAAATTTTGTGGATAATTTGATTCATTGTCGCCAATTACATAATCAACAACAACGCCTGTTGCACCAAAAATATCCAATAATTGATTATAGAATTGTGATCCAGCTGCTATACCAAAATCATTCCACGGACCGGGATAATTATTTGCTAAATTAGTTCCCGTGAATGGAAACACATTATTAAAATATTCTCTACTAGCTGCACCAGTTGCACCAATTTTATCTGAGGTGAGTTTAAACCAATCATCTCTATTGAACAAGGTTGGTTGGAATGCTCTTTTTCCTTCTGGTAACTTCTTTAGCTGACTGGTGATTCTATTAATTTCTGAATTTTGTGTCCATCCACTTGTATTATCAATTTCCCATCCACTGATTCTATAAAAGTTAACAAAAGGCCAAACATAAGTTATTCCATTAGTTGGACCATAATTTAGCCAAGCAGTTTCATTATAATCATAAACTGGACCAGTAGATCCTATACTTCCTCCTCTGGCATCTCTGAAACCGTTGCTTCTTGAATATTCTGTAGCAATAGAACCTTCTTCTAATTGAGCACCCCAAAGATATACAGTTACACCAGATGTTTCTGATGCTGAATTACTTCTGCTTAAAATATAAAAATCTAATCCTGTTTGATTTGCTTCTGTTGAGAAAGTGTGTGAATATCTTTGCCATCCACTTCCTGTAAATGTAATAGATGGTTGAATATCATTAGATGCGACAGCTCCTGTAACATTTCTAAATCTAAATGTACCTCCGGTAGCACCATCTGTTATATTTCTATAATATGAGAACGTATAAGTCGTTCCGGGTTTTAAATCATATTGAGTTTGTCTTATTGCTGCATAACAACCTCCACCAGCGGTTGTTCCAAAAGCAATAGCAGTATTAGATCCATCTGGAGCAGTTATGCCTGTTTGTATTGATCTAATATTTTGATTGTTCCAAACTGCAGATTGGTCATTATCGATTGAAGTTAAATTTAAATTTTCACTGAATGCTGCTAAATTTTTAGAATTATCAGATCTGGTCCAATATTCTCCAGACCAAACCCATTGATTTGGCCAAGCCCAAGCAAAAGCCAAGATAGCAGATCTTTCTGCCGTTGTTCGTCTTATTACTCCCGGATCAATAGATGTATCGTCTATATCAGAATAGGAACTCATTTCAGACATTTCAGCAAATGCAGCAGCCTGAGAAATATCGATAGCATGTCCATATTGGTTCACGAACATTTGCAGTTCTGGCACAAAACTATAAAGTAAACCATTATAGTTAATATTTGGTGGCAAAGAACCCAAACTTCTTGAATTTTCTAAAAGAAATCTATTCTGTAAATAAGGTGCTTGGAAAGAATTTAAATATTGTCTTATTATATGATTCATTTGCTTTTACCTAAAAATATGCTATTGTTATTTATAACTATGACAAACAAGGATCTTGAAGCTAAAATTTATGAATTTGGACAAGTAATGTACCGTTTGGGACGCATGGAAACTGATGGAAAAGACACCACAAAAGAATATAATAAAATGGTCAAGTCCAGAGAAGAACTAACTAAAGAATTTGATTTTCATTTTAATTCTTCAAAGTTGGATAGAAAAATCACACAAACTTTGGGATTAATCTAAAATATCACCAAAAGTGGCTTTTATGACCGCTTCAACATTTGGAACATTTGATCTGCTCAAATATTGCATGAGTTGTTTACGCATTTCTTGTTTCCATGAAGCCAAACCATCTTTTGAAGCATTTTGAGATGCACCAAAAGTTGTTTCCACATTGTAAACATTTCCTTCATTTATTTTCTTTGACTTCATTGTTTAGCCTGCTATAATAGTTATATCGCGGCTGTAGTATAATGGCCATTACTCTAGCCTTCCAAGCTTGATATGAGAGTTCGATTCTCTCCAGCCGCATTATGCCAAGAATTCGTAAAACTTCCAATCAACCAAAACGCAAGCCTAAAAAGCTTGAGCCTATTGTTGAAAAAATTTATCCGGAGTTCATTGAAAATTTTAAAAAAGAACTCAAAGAAAAAACGCCATTTACGATAAAAGCTGACCAATATTCTCAAGGATCAGCCTATCATGTAGGGGTGTTGAAGAAACAAGGAAATGTCCATAGATGCATTTGGATGGTTGGATTTGCCACTGGATCGGATCATTTAAGTCCATTTTGGAGTTCACAAGCATATAAAGAATGGACTCCAAATAATAGCTAAATATTTGTACCATGTACGACAAATACTTTGTAGCAAATCAATTTACTTTAGGATCAGCAAAATTACCTAAACACAAAGGAATTTTATTCAACGGGGGAACTGCCGGAACTGTAGGAACCGCGACAGTTCACTTTGTTACTAGTGCTGGTTCTACGCTTGCTGGATCAATTTTAATCAATTCAAGTCCATATATTTTTCCAATGCAAGTATATGCTTTAACTGCATTACCCGGTGGTTTTACTGCTTGGTACATAAATTGATTTAATGTCAAACGAAATTCGTTGTTTAATAACGAATGAATTTTTAAAACCGGGGCAGTGGTATTGGTATTCATGGGAAATGGATGCTGCAATATCTGAAAAAGGCATGACAGAAATACAAACTCGTCGTTTTGATCCAGACGACGAGTTTGCTCGTATACTATGGAATGAATGGTCTTGGAGTGCCCATATAGGACACATAGACCTTTAACGCTTACCGCGAAGCATTCTGTTAACGATTCCTTCTATTCCCTCTTGCTCGTCTTCTTGGCGAGCATAGTAAGCGGCCTCTTCGTCTTCTTGTGCTGCAAGTTCTTTGTCTTCTTCAGTCTCAAAACCAGCTTCGGCTCTGGCTTGTCTTGCAAGCTTTGTTGGAGCGCGCATCAAGTTTGGATCAATTGGATTGTCTTCGTCTTCAATGTTATTATCTCTGGCATCTACTGCAACATCTAGGGCATCAACCTTGCCGTCACCAGTCATATCTACTTGTGTTGGCATTGCGTCCTTGGCCTTCTTAGCAGCCAAAATTTCTGCATAAATTTGGGCAGATGTCTTCTTAACATCTCCAGCAAACTTTGGATCAATGTGTGGGCCCTTTGGTGGTCTTCCGGGACCATCAGAACTGGTCATAAGCTCTTGCTGTGCTCTTTGCAAATCAGCAGGGTTAATGCCTAATTGCATAGATTCCTCTAGCATTACTTTGCCTTTGAAATGTGCTTCTACAGAAGCAGCTTTGAGGCTGTGAATCCAACTATAATACCCTTTAGTGTTTTTCATAAAAATATTTAGACTTGACTTTATTTCTCCATGATATATAATAAAAACTATGCTAGATATGAGTGCAGGAAAAGGTGATACTTACCGACCGGTAAATCATGAAGTTTATTGCAAAAATTGGGATAAAATTTTTGGATGTCAGAAAAAGAAGTCGAAAAGCTCAAGAAAAAAGTCCAAGAACTCCAAAAAATAAACATGCAATTGATTAAAGCTGGTGCTATGTTAACCAAAGAAAATATCGTTTTAAAAGAAAAGCTTGACAAACTCAAGAAATGAGATAATATTTAAACATGCCTAATTCAAAACAACGTATTGCTGCTCGTAGACACAAGAAGCGTTATGAACGTCAAAAGGCAAAGCGTGCCGAGTCGTTAATGAACGCAAAGGTTGCCACTCTCCGTAAGCTTGACGGAATTGGTCAACTTCCCCTTTCAGTCAAGCATGAGAGATTGCCAAATGGCTAAGTCTGCACCTGATATGCCTTTTGCGGATGTTCGCAAGAAGTATGATCGTATTGATTGTTTTTTTACCTACTATGATGGCGAAAAATGCACATTTGATTTTTATGGAACAGACGCTGCAGGAAATGAAGTAAGAATTTCCTTGGGCGGTTGTCCTGCATGGATCAAGCATCTTTCATTTGGATCTAATGATCCACTAAATATTAGCAAAGCCATTGACCGTCATGTTCGCTATCTTTCGGTTACAGATAACACCGGTAAAGTAGTTTATGAACAATTTTTTGATACCAACTAAGGAAATAAATGAATAATTCAGATTACAATGATTTTAGAAATTGGCAAAACAATGGGGATGATGAAAACAACCCATTCAATCCAAACGGATTTTTTTACTATGGTCCAGTAAATGACCAGTTTAAAAAGATGTGGGAAAGTATGCAAGGAAACAATCAAGAAGATCCCATGAACTACATGAAGGAATATCTTAATATTGATGATATCCTAAAGGAAGTTATGAATCCTTCAAATAAAATGTCAAGGCCAAATAAAAAGGCACAGAGACCAAAAACTACTACAGTTACTTTTACTCAAGAAGAGTACATGAAGCTTATTGAAATTCGTGGCTATCTTTCAATTACTGAGCAATATGCACACGTCAAGGCTCTTGATAAAGTACTCACTCAGATTTCAATGTTACCTCCCGATCCAAGGAGACCGAAATGAGCAATTATACTCCCGGTGAAGGATATGATAAAGGATTTCAGTGTCGTATGAATGGTGGTCAAAAACCTACACAAGCTATTTCAACATCAGATCCATACTGGCAGGAATATGCTACTGGCTGGAATGATGCTGACACAAAGATCATTAACGAAGCCAGAGAAAGAAATGAATGCACAAAACCAAAGTGCTGTAAAAGTAAAAACTTTATTCAGGATTGAAAAAGCCCCGAAAGGGGCTTTTTTATCTTCTTACCTATGGTTCCAAAGTTTGTTTCATTACCGCTCTCAATCCCGGTTCTACTCTTCCTAAAATTAAATCCATAGTTTCAGGATCCATTTGTGCGCTTGTCATTTTCCCAGTTGCAGAATCTTTAACCATTATTGATTGCGCTGTTTCTGTAGAAAAGTCTGGTGATGGTCTAACTTTTACCTCAGCTCTTCCGGGGCGAGTTTCTAGACCAAATCTAAAATTAGATTGGGCAAGCAATCCTCTTTGTTTTGTTCGTGGAACAAAGGTTGGTAAAAATGGAAATTTGAATTTTTTAGATGAAACGTCTGGGAATATGGCTAAATCTTCTCCAGTTTCATTTTTCAGTGCAGCATCTTTTAATTGTGAACCATGTGTTTTATCTAATTGGCGTAATGCAGCTCTTGTTTGTTCTTTTACTTTTTCTACATCTTCTGGATCTAAATCTGTATCTTTCATGGTTTCTTTTATTTTTCCCATGATATCTGCCAATGAACCAAAATTACCGTAATCCCTAACATTTATTCTTCCACCACTTGTATTAGTATGACCTTTAATATCCTTTCCTTCTATTTCCATTGTTTCTGGATTTAAATAAAAGGAATCTGTTCCATTTTTAGGAACTGCTTTGCCTGCTATATCTTGTAATTTATCTTCTACGCCCCGTACAAGTTCTCTGCTACCAGTCTTATTAGCAGTAGTAAGACTTTGCCCACCCAATACTAATTGGCCCAGTCTTTCGGTGGCAACACCGGGAATAGGTTTTCCTTTTTTATCAAAATCTTCTGGTGGTGGGCTGACTACATTTTGCACCATAATTTCAACTGGATCATTTTTTCCTTCACCTAAAAAGTTTTTAGATGGGTATGTAATCCAGAACAAATCTTGATCACCGCTTATTGGATTTTTTCCAACAACACCAATTTTTGCTGCTTTATTTCTTCTTTGAAATCTTTGAAGATAATTCTTTGTTTCACTATCGGGAACATCTTTCCATTGTTTTGCTCCTTTAAACGAAACTAATTCTTCTGGGCATACTTCAAATACTTCACACCCATCAAAGTATTTTGGCTTCTTTCTTTTTTGCAAACCCATTGCAAGAACTGGATCATATCCCAAAACACTTCCGTTATTTTGCACTGGCCCTGCTGGAACTCCTAAACCACCAGCACCACCGCCTGAAGTCGTATCTTCTAACAATGAAATGTAACTTATTTCTTGATTTACATTGGCTGCGATGTATCCTTCAAGAAACAAACTGTATTGATCAAATGGGAGTTGGCAGTCTTCGCCAAACATATTTAAAGTTGCCATATAGTTTGACAACTTTGCCTTTGTCGTACCATATGGTAATTCTTCAAATATCTTTTTTAGTTTTATTACCAAATATTCAAATGAGTCTATGCTGCTTTCGGGCTTTATGATATTGCCATTTGCATCAATGGTTCCAGCATTATATGCTTCCAAGGCTGTATAAGGGCCACTGAGAGCCTGTGCCAGCTTGTAGAAGTAGAATGAGGATACGTATGAACTTGGTCTCATTTATAATATTTAGCTTTCAGTCTGGGAAAGCTTTCTATCAACTCTAGGATCAGTATTAAGTTGATTGTAATTTACTTCTGGAATATTTTTTATTGAAAATTCAAGAAAAACAGTAAAAGATTTTAAATAAGAGTGTAATCTGGGTTCCAATTTAAAAAATAATATGCGAGCACATTTTTCATCACCAAAAACATTTTTTAGAATTATAAGATGATTTATTATTAATCGTTCTCTTATAGACTTCAAAGTTTTATGTTTGTGAATTTTTTGAAGTAATCTCTTTATGTACTTCATTCTTTTTAAATCATCTACAAATTCATTTTTTCCAGAACATTCTGGGTTAAAATAATATCTCTGACAGAATTCCATAAAATTAGATTCTGTCAGAGATGTTAAATTATCTGGCATTTGTTCAGTGCATGCATCCACAGTCAGAACCTACCGAATCATTATTATAAGAAGAACTTTCAGTAGGTACAATCATCATGTTGACTTTGCGGAGTCCTGTTGGCATACGTTGTACGTTTACAATTAATTTTAAGGAGTGGCCTAATTTTTCTTTAATTCCATCTCCTTGCTTGAATCCTTTTACATTCACATCATCATATGGATTTTGGCCATAAACACCAAGTTGTGGGCTACCGTACTGAACTAGTTCGTAGCCATTTTCACCATCTTGAAGATGACCACCACACATGAAGTCCAAACCAAAATGATTCAGTTTTTGTTTTACAACACTTGTTATTCCATCTGGGTCAATGTAATCCCGACTTGAAAAGCCACTTAACATTGAATTAATAGCATCTACCGAAAATGGTAGCTTTAGATTAAATGTTCCTTTGTCAGTTAAAATGGAAGGTCCATTTGGCTTTTGTGGATCACCAATGTATACACCACCACCTTCAGTGTGCTCTGGGGCATTTTCGACAATTGTGTTAATTTTTCCGAGTAGTTGTTTAAATTTCATGGCTTCTCTTTTATTTAGGGTTAATTTTTTGTGTTTCTATATTCTATTAGGCCAAATAAATCCGCTTTATAAGGTTTACCATGTAAATTTTTTAAAGCCTTTTCAGCAATATCTTCTGATAGCTTTTTCCACTTTCCACCTTTACTCTTGTAGCATTTTGCTGCCCATGCATTTGCATATGCGCTGGGATATACATCAAACTTTTTCTTTGCCTGAGCAATGCAAGAACTCCATTGTTTTGGATTCTTTGGTTTGTTTTTCTTTTCTTCTTTTAGTTCTTTGCCTTCTTTTAGCATTGTGCTAACTGGCGTTGAACTCCATGTTTTGCATGCCCAATAACGGGCTTTCCAACGTGGTCCCGGTGTGTCGCAATTATGGCGTGCTCTAAAATTTCTTCTGCGATCAGGATCATCGCGTTTAATTTCCATGTTTGGATCACCAAAGTTTACTTTGACTACATTACCTTTGTCATTTTTTACATAAACTTTATATTTTTTGACATCACCGCGCATAATTTTATTAAGCTTTACTTTTTTCTTTTCTTCTTCATAAAGCTCTAATTTTTCACCAAAATCTTCGGTTTCAAATCCCTCGGCGGTATCAACAAATCCCATTACGGTGTTTGGTTCAAAAGATTCAATTAACTGACATCCGTTTTCATCGGTCATTATAATATCCAACAAACCATCTTTTTCTTCAATTAAATCTATATTAAATATTTTTCCCGATTCAGAAATAATTAAATCAAAAGGAAGCAGTTCATTGGCTTCTATGGTGCTGAATTCAAGTGGAACTACGTTTGTTCCCTCAATAATAAAAATATCAAAGGCTTCTTTTAGTTTTTTGACACCAGTATCAACAAATACTGGTTTCTTTCCTTTTCCTTTGACATCTCCTTTATCGCTTCTACCCGCTTTCTTTTGGGCTACTCTTTTTCTGCGAACAAAAGAAGCAATACCTTCTTTGCCTAACTTCTTTGCTTTTTGTTTGCTAAGACATGCTGCATAAGCTTCGCCTTCTTCTGCGTCGCCACACTTTCCAGCTCGTTCACCTTTAGTGTTATATCTATCCCAGCCCGGACCACCACCAGCAGATTCTTTATTGAACCACTTACCAAGTCCGGACTTGGCATATACTTTTTCGGTGATGAGCTTTACGGTCTTAGATATCATTTCCAACTTCCCTTATTTTGTTTTTCACCTTCTTTGTGTCCATTATCAGATCTATTTTTAGATTTATTTCGAACACGTAGATTATTTATGCCTTTTGAACCACCGTTTCTTAAAGGCTTTTTGTGATCAATGTCTTTACCATCCCCCTTGCGAACTTTGCCTTTTTTAATCATAAGTTCTCTGGCAGCGGTTCGGGCAGCTCGTTCTTTTCTCTGCTTTGCTTTGCCGTGGTAGTTCTTGTATTCTTTCTTGTAATCTCTTTCGTATTCTTCATCAACCATATCCATAAAATTATGCATTGCTTCCGGATTTTCTAGAACCCGGACCATTACTCTTTCATAGAGTCTTTTTAGAATACTTTCATAATTGATATCTTCAGTTTCTTCAAGAAGAACAGAAGAACCACCTTCAAAAAGATTTCCTTCTTCTGGAGTCAAAATTCCAGATCTAACCATACTGGTCAATACAAAATTATTTGTCAAAGCTTCGATAAGAATATCGTTTACAAATATCTCTGCTTCACCCAGCATTTGAGTTGTGATCTTTTCGTTATTTTCTACAGGTATCTTTATTGTTTTCTTTCCAATTCTTACGTAGTTGTATTGAACTGCGTTAAGATCTTTAGGAGAGAATCCCGGCAACAAGCTGGCATTCATGGAAATGTCATTGTTGTTTACCATATTTTGAACAAGCAACTGCATTGGATTGATTGTCTTAATATCAACCAAAATATCCTTTAAGGAAGACTTGTTTTCTTTTGCTTCAACGATTGCTGTAAACTTTTTCAATTTTTCTGCAGAAGAAGTTTTATAACTTCCTATGTTCGATGTGGTCATTACGTCCTTTGCTGGTTTGAACTCAAGATCCACACTTTGTGCAATTTCATTAAAATAATCATCAGTCATTGGAAATACACCATTGACTGTGACAAGATGATTGGGTGCCATTTCAGGTGGAACAATGTTGTCTCCTCTTATAGCCGACTTCAAAAGAATCGAAGCAATGGCGGTTTTGAGGGGTGACTTTTCTGAAGATTTGGCACCTTTCAGGAGTGATTTGCCTGCAGTAAGCCAGCTATCCTGATAATTGCTTAATGATGCTGCTGGATTCAAATTACCATTTTCATCGATAATTGGTCCAATATCATTTCCTTGAGAATCTTTTAATTTTAATGATTGTAATTCTTTTACAAGTTTTTCATCCTTTAATATAGATGGAAGCATTTCATCTGGTATTAAAGTAGTTGAAAACTTTGCGGTAAGTTCGGATCCTTGTTGCATAAGAGCAGAAAGCTTTGGATCATTTTGTATCATCTCTGGGCTGCTCATTGCCTGCATTAAAGCATTGCCAACCAAGCCTTTGAACGACTTGTTTGACTGATCGAATTGATTTGTGGAAAGTGCAATTTCACCACCTGCAGAAATCTTAAACTTATAGTTTCCACATTCCATGTCAACAGAACCTTCGGAGTTAACTCCTTTTGTTCCGTTTTCTACGTTGGAGACAAGATTTTGAATGCACTCGTCACCAATCTGAGAAAGAATTTTCTTGGCGGTAAAGAAAGCAGTTCTTGTAAATTCTGTTGCAGTTGGAGCCACAGCAGAATAAGTTTGCATTTCTTGTTCGCCAGCACCGGCCTTAATCTTTGCCAAAAACACCAAAGCATTTAAGACTTGTTGGTTGTATGGTAAATTAGAAATAGGACTAATGTTGAACTTGACGCTGAGAGCTTCATAGCTCATATTGTCAAAGTCAACGTTTGATGGTGGTTTGCGCAACATCTTGAAATACTCTTGACGCATTTCAAGAGGCATTTGTGAAAGTTGAGCACCATCCATTTGAGACATGGCCTTGAAAATATCTTCTTTAGAAAGACGTTTTCCTTTTCTTGGTGATTCTTCTTGATCTTGCTCCGATGGCTTTTGTTCTTTTTTGGTTTCTTTTTTCTCTTCCTCTTTGCCCTTACCTTCTTTCTTAGAAGGCTCTTTGGTCTTTACGTCACCAAACAAAAGTTGAGATGCGCGAGTTTGTTCAAACTTTGGATCTTTTGTTGCTTGTTGGGCTTCTTCTAGGCTTAGGCTTTCTTTGCTCAAAAGCTCATGTCTACCCTTGTCATAGGAATCTTTAAAAATTAATTGAACCCGACCGCTGCCAGTTCTAACTAAAATTACTTCTTTAATTAGTTCTTGCTTAGATTTCTTTTCTCTGGGAATCTGCTTGGCTCTTTCAGCGCGCTTGCGTGCAGCATCCTTGGCCTTGTTATCGGTTGCGTTTGATTTTAGACGCTCTTTGCGCATGGATTGGCCTGTTTTGGCTGTTTTATCCATGCTGCGAGCTTCGTCCAATTTTAGTATAAGATCGGTGAAGTTCATCTCAAATTATTTAGCCTTCAGAAGATTCATTATATTTTTCTAAAGGATTATATAGCTTTAAATTTTTATAAGTTTTGGCTTTACCTACGGCTACTTTTCTGAGATTTGCATAATCCAAATTGTTTACTCTGGCAAATTCACTTAAATTTGGAATTTGCAAAATTTCATTAGTATTAATATCAACTAGTGTTACTGCATTGGTTATTGCAATTTTTTTATTCTTTTCTTTCTTTTCTTTTAAATGACTACCAGTAGTTTCTTTTACAGGACGTATTTCAACAGCAGTCCAGCCTTTATAGGTCTTTCGTTTACCATTTAAAAGTTCACATATTTTTACTGCAGTGAGGCCATTTTGTTTTCCAAATTCCGTCATATTCTCAAAGAATACTTTTTCACCACTGTCGGCTCGTTTTAGCCAATATCCATTCTTTTCGTCAACAGGACTAGTCCATTTCCAATATCTTCCATCTTGCTTGAAGAAACCACCATTTTGTTGGACAAACAAAGCTCTAAATTTTGCAGCTTTTGAATTGTCATTCATTTGCTGCCAGAGCTTTGTTCCCCTACTGTTTACTGTTTCTTCTAGAGTTTTATTCTGTTGGTAATGCATTTAATTCTCTATATTTTTTTATCAAATTAAAAAGATGTTTCACGTAATGCAAAGGCTTACCTTGAAACACCTGAAGAATACCATCTTCGCATGCAATTATTATTGCAAAGTTTTCTACAATTATTCCTGTTCTTTCTTGAAACATCAATGCATATGCCGTGGCCTGTGCAAAGTAATTATCAATATCTTGTTTTCTTTTTTCTTTAGTACTTGCTTTAAAATCTATGATAGACAATTTCCCATCATATTCTGCAATGCAATCCGTTCTTCCGGCTAACCCTAAAGTTTTTGACCATAGAGGGGTTTCAATAGCAATAATATTGTCTATCTTGTCTATTTCTGGCTTTGCTAATGCAAATAAAGATTTTTGCATGGAGTGAACTTCATCCATGTTTATTTCTTCATTGTTTATGTAATTTTCAAGAAGCGAGTGAAATTTAGTTCCGCGAGATGTTACTCTCTTGCTTTCTTCTGGATTTTTGGCTCGCCAATTTGCAAAAAACTTTTGTTTTTCAAAACCAACTACGGTAGTGACGCTGGGAAAAGTTCCTTCAGGAGTCTCATAAAATCGTTTACCGTCTACGGTTACTTCTTTCAAAGAACCATTTAATATAGTAGGATTATGAGTAAACTTCTTAAAATTAGATAACGACATGATAATTCACCTTATAATAACACATATATTTAACAATGCCAGAATTATGGAGCGATTCGTAAAATATTGGCCATTCTAGCCATACCCATAACATCGCGCATCAAAGAGATATTTCTGCGCTCTATGCTACCCCGTTCTTCGACTTCACGTTGTTTCTCTTCTTCATCCTCACCACCACCGAATGGGAATACTGGAGGAATAAAAGGAAGTTTTGGTGGAACTCTTCGTGTAACTGGAACTCTTGGTGGAAATCTCCGTTTAACTGGAGCTGGTGCTGGAGCTGGTGCAGGAGCTGGTCTTGGTGCAGGAGCTGGTGCTGGAGCTGGTGCTGGAGCTGGTGCAGGAGCTGGTCTTGGTGCAGGAGCTGGTGCAGGAGCTGGTCTTGGTGCAGGAGCTGGTGCAGGAGCTGGTCTTGGTGCAGGGGCTGGAGCTGGAGCTGGTCTTGGTGCAGGGGCTGGAGCAGGAGCTGGAGCTGGTCTTGGTGCAGGAGCTGGAGCAGGAGCTGGAGCTGGTCTTGGTGCAGGAGCTGGTGCAGGAGCTGGTCTTGGTGCAGGAGCAGGAACATTCGGTGTAGGAGTTATTCCCGGCTTTACTGATGGTAACTGGGCTGGGGCTGGTGGTTGTTTTGGAACCGGAGCCAATGGATGTGTTACAGGTGGCTTGAACTGATCTGGATCAAACTCTGGTCTTGGGGCATATGGTTTGGCTGGTGGCAGCTCTCCCGGCTTAGTAGAAGGAGCTGGTTGGGGTGCCGGTCTAGGCGTTGGTGCTGGAGCCGGTGGTGCAGGAGCTGGAGTAGGAGGCGGTGTTGGAGTTTGTGCTGGTGGTTGACCCGGTGGAGGTAATTGTTTTGGTTGAGCTGGTGCTGGTGTAGTAGGCTTTGGAGCTTGTCCGGGCTTCCAGAACGGTCTATTAGGATCGAACTGTGGAGGAACTTGAACTGGCTTTGCGCCGGGAAGTGGTTTTGGAAATTCAAAAGGTTTTGGAGTTGGAACTTTAGGAATACTTGGTCTAACTGGTGGTCTTATTGATGGCTTTACAGCTTTTGAAGCACCTTTTGCTACAGCTTTTGCTGCGGTACGAATTAAAGTACCAACAAACTCATTCAAATTTTGTTGATAGCGAGCTTCTAAAATTTGATGAATTATTGGGTTTAATTTTTTCATTACATTCCCTTGCGGCGGCTAGCTGCTCTGGCAATTCTCTCTTCCATATCTGCTTTCTTCTGAGCTTCTTCTTCAGATTCATCTGCAGCATTTTGAGCCATTTTGGCTTGGTTACCACCAGCAACTCCGGTAGCCTTTGTATTTAACTGTTCTGCAGATGTTCCTTTTCCTGTCATCTTTCCGTAGATGTCATAAATTCCTTTACCCGCAACATCAGAAACCGTGGTTCCCTTTTCATCTACTTCTATATTAGAAATTGCTTCACCAGCTTTATAGCCACCATAAGCAGCCAATCCAGCTAATGCTCCTGTTCCTGCAGCTACGCCAGCAGCCTTTAGACCAATAAGACCACCACCTTTAAGAGCAGTTCCTGCTGCAGCAGCAGCTGTACCGAAGCCTGCACCACCTAAAGCTTCACCAGAAATATCTCTTGCAACTTCATTTTCAACACCAGCAACATCCATGGCTGTATCAGAAATTCCTCTTCCAACTTGATACCCTACCATTCCTGCGCCAAATCCTGCAAGACCTCTTCCTAATCCTTTGGCCATATTAATCGATTTTTGTCCTACGGATGGTTTACCAGATGATGGTGTTACTTTTGCGGATCCAGCAGTAGGGGGAGCAGATTTCTTAGCGGCTGCAGCCTGTCTAGCTGCTTCGGCTTCCGCTTGTTGTTTACCTTGCGCAGCTTTTCTCATTTCTTCTGCTTTTTGCTTTATATAATCATCAAAGCCAGCTTCACTTGGTCTCGGAGCTCTTCCTGCTGATGGATTTGGTGCAGATTTTGGAGTTGGTTTTGGTTCTGCTTTTGGTTCTGGTTTTGCTTGTGGCTTAGGTTCGGGTTTTGGTTCTGCTTTTGGTTCAGGTTTTGAAGCTGGTTCTGCTTTTGGTTCTGTTTTTGTTTGACCTTTAGCTTGTCTTGCTTTTTCTCTTTTATTTCTAAGAGTTTCACGCATAGCAGCAGCCTGTTCTGGATTTTGTGCATTTCCAGACACCCATGCTTCAATTTGTTCGTCGCTCATTCCACTTATATCTTCACTTAGAATTGTATATAAAGAAGAAAGCTTTTCATATTTTTCTTGTAAAGAAATTGCTTTATTGTAATAAAGTTTAGTTATTTGGTCCATGATTAAATCCTATAAGTTTTTGGAGCTGTTTGTGATGTAGATTGTGTTTTTGTGCCAGTTTGTGATTGGCTTGCCATCTTTGTTTCAGCTTCTTTTCTTCTAACTTCATCAGCTCTTTTAGCTAGATCTGCAACAACTGAACGATTTTCTGCGTCTTTGGCTGCTTTTTGTTCTGGAGTTCTAAATTTAATTTCAGCTTCTCTTTGAGCCATTCCTGCAATCTTCTCATCAGACATATCTTTTGAGCCTTGTAGTTCTCTTTGAGCTCTTAGTCTATTGACTGCGATTGTTCCTCTGCCACTGGCAGATTGTTTAGACATATCAATCTGACCCATTCTAACAAGTCTTTCCTCGGCCTCTTGTCTTCTTTGTTGATTTCTATTTGCCCAATAAGATTTTCTTCCCTCAATATACTTTTGTTTATCTTGGTCTGATGGTGCTTGATTGGGTTTTGTTGGTTTGTCGCCAAAGATTCCGCTTTGACCGCCTCTATTTGGATCGTTCATTGCAGCTATTTGATCCGGAGTTTGTTGAGTTATGTCTTTACCAACAAATGTTTGATCACCAGAAGTCTGAGCTGGCTCTGAAACAGGAGTTGGTGCTGCTGGTGTTTCTTCGGCTGCAGCTGCTTGTGTTTCTTCTGGAGAAGCTATTTGTGAATCGGGTACCCAAGATGGTTTTGGACTATATTGTCTTCCAGAACCTGTTGTTACAACATCTGGGGCACCAACTTCTCTACGTTCTGCTTCATCTGCAGCAATTTGATTGAGACCTTCTTCTCTTTTTAGTTTACCAGACAATTCACGCATTCTCATTTGTTCTGCTGTAAGTGGAACACCGGGCTTAGTAACTTGGTTTTCAATTTCTTTTTCTAGGTCAGCTGAAGTCAGACCACTTCCACCTGCAGATTGTTCAAGATCAAATTGATCTTGACTACGTGCCATAGCAGAACGAATTTTATTTTGTCTTGCTCTTTCTTGTGATTGCTCACCAGACATCGTTTTAGACGGAGGTAAAAAATCTTTGGCTTTAGCTGTCAATCCGCCCACCAAATCATCCCACCAACCTTCATTTAATGATCTGAATGGATTGGTATCCATATTCTTAGTAAAAGCTTTGCATTCTGGCTTAAATCTTTTTTCATTATTTTGAATTTGATCTAATGCTTGACGAATGGTATTAACGGTGTTAGAATTACTACCGTTCGTTGATTGTTTATAAGGCTTATTCTGTTCTAAGATAGTTTTTACACTATCAACAACTCTAGAAGGTTTATTAACATTTTCGTTAATTTTCTTCTTTGAGGACATAAAATCCTTAACTTCCCAATAAAATTGTCTATCTTGTTTTTTATCCATGGCTGTAAAATATTTAGATTTTCATAAATACTTAAAAGGTATGAAAAAGCAGGTTCTCTTGCTAAATCAAGATAGTACACCGCTCAATATTATCACTATCTCTAAAGCTTTTAAGCTAGTTGCTAAAAATAAAGTTTGGATAGACGATTCACAAGAATGCTACGAGATAGCATCAATATCAAAAATTATTAAAATTCCAAAGATTTTAATATTAAAATATTACGTAAAATTGCCCTATAAAAGGGCTAGCGCAAATAGAAAAAATATACTTAGAAGAGACAACTATTGCTGTCAATACTGTGGTATTGACTTATGTGATAAAACTGCTACTTTGGATCATATTATTCCAAAATCCAAAGGTGGAGCGTCCAATTGGGTCAATCTTGTGACGGCATGCAAAGATTGCAATCTTTTTAAAGGAAACAAAAGCCTAAAAGAAGCAAAAATGCAACTTAAGTCAAAACCAAAAGAACCTTCTTATGGATTTTTGTTTGACCAGATGCTAATTAGTTTTAGGAAACCTTAATATGCCGAATTATTCATTTAAATGTGATTCTTGTGACCATTGTTTTGAGTTATTTTTAAAAATGAGCGAATCTGACACTCCATTAACGGAAAAGTGTCCAAATTGCAAAAAGAAAAAAGTAAAAAAAGATTGGTCGGAACAAAAAAATTCTATCGCAATGGATACTACTCTTTCACCAACCAAAGTAAATGGTGGCGCTTGGAAAGAGGTAATGGATAGAGTTAAGTCAAATGTTCCAAAAAGATTCCACGATAAACTTAACTATTCTTCATCAATGAATGGGGGGCGTTATGTTAGGTAACATCGCCTTCAAAATATAATAACTATCGATAACATCCGTAACCGGATTACTCAAAGTTTTCTGATCAAAGACCGACAAAAGATCGGTCTTTGTTTCTTTTGTGAAGGCTTCGTACATTGCCTGTTTGTCAGCATTACCTTTGCCCGTGGCGCATTTCTTTACTCTGGATGGCTCAATGATGGTCACTGGAATGGCAAGCTTATAGAGCTTATGCTTTAGGATTCCCATATTCTCAGCCAGATTAAATACCCGGCCTTTGGAACCAAATGAATACCCTTCTACGGCTATATCTGCAGCCCCTATACAAAGATTTGAAGCCCATTCCGATATGGTGTCAAACCTATCAACATCCAGAACATATTCCTGAAAAGATTCCCCAGTAATATTTGGAGCAATTTTATCAGCATATTTTTTGGTATTTGTCAGATAATAAAAGAAACAATTTTCAAATTTAAATTCTCTACGCTCATCATAGAGGCAGAGGCAGGGGCAGGTTATAGAGTAATCTATGCCTATTAACATATGGAACATATATATCTATACCTTGGTCAGAAGTGGTGGTTCCTTAGCAGTCTGATGAAATATACTTCGAACATCCCAAAAGGACTGCGTGGAATACCCACCACCTCTGCCTAAAATATTTATGTAAAAATTCCACCCTTGTGGGGTGGAATTTTTTATTTTATGCTCCTCCGACTGGATTTGAACCAGTGACCCGAGAGTTAACAGCTCTCTGCTCTACCAGCTGAGCTACAGAGGAAAGTAAATCAGACTATCTGACATCCACCTGCACTACAGGCAAACTCCTTTGCGGATTCAGTATTGTCTTCTGCCTCGTATTTAGACAGATCTTTAAAGTTAACTTTAACCTTAGGATGTGCTGAATAGGTTGCAGAATCAATC